TAAAATTATATGTTGGCATAATCTACATCACTATTTAGATTGTACCAGTCTGGTACGTTGCGTTTACTCCACACTGCAAAGGTCTTTTTTGCCACACGATAAAAGTTATGATATGCTTTGATGCTATCGCCTTCTACCATGCATTGTGGAAACTGTTTCATTGCTTGAGGTGGTTCGACAAAAGATTTATCTTCAATGTTCATTGGTGGTGTTGCTAAAATCTCATTGAGTAAATCGTAACTTTTGTGGGTGTGCCCGTAGCGATGTACGAACTCTTTATGAAGTTCAGTCCAGAGTGAGTACAACCACTTATAGTGAGACACACTATCACGAACCCACACTGCCGAAGGATGGTTGACATGACATGCTTTGTATATGATGTTCTCATAGTTGTCTGATAGTCTCCAGCGTTTTACTCTACGACCAGTCTGCGATTTACCTATGTACTCATCGCCGTCTAAGACCCTGTGAGCGGTTGACATTAGTTGAGCATACTCAACAAGCATTTTAGATACATGCTTGTCTACATGCCATTCTGCACACGTTTTAGGGTCATTATCCAGGTAGAATATATTCATCAGTCAAATCCTCACATATTGAAAGTTCAAGATAGATAGCATCTAAGTAATCATATATATCTTTCACATCGAACCATATTTGTAATGCTATCACATTTAATATAACAAGTAAAGAGATAGATATCCCTAGTAAAACTTTTACCATCTATCCTCTAACTTTTTTTGCAGTTTTCTCCAGCGTTTGACTGCTTCTTTTTTCATACGCTGTTTTTTCTCAGATGGTTTTTCATAATGCTTACGCATCTTGAGTTCTTTGAGAACACCTGCTTTTTGTACCTTCTTCTTGAAGATACGCATTGCTTTCTCTAAGTTACCGTCTCTAACAGTAACCGTCAACCCACCATCTCTAGCAGGTTTTTCTTTTCTTGTATGTCTGTAGTTTTTATAAGTCATGATGTCACTATACTCTATTCATTAATCTTTGTCAATAGTGGTTCGTCATATTTACCGAAATTCATGGCAATAGTCATTCTATCTTTTTGTATGTTGAACTCTGAAACTTTTTTTCTTATATAAGGTACTGTATGTAACATGTATCCCGGAAAGATTACCAATGTACCTTTTTGAGCATATACCTTATATGTTCTACTAGTAACTTCAGTGTTTATATCATAGGGATTATATTGATTATGAAAAGTATGATGATTAGGGTTTAGAAATAATGTAGGTGTTAAATCATTAGTGGCATAATAGATAGCACATACTTCATGAAGTCCGTGATTATGTGCTTCTTGAAAATGATGACCTTCAATATATCTATTGAACCACATTTGAGTAATTTTGTTTGGTGAATGCGGTTGATACCAACCAACTATCGCCATGTACTTATTTACATGTTTCTCTACGGTTTCAATAAATTCTTTATTACTTTTAGCAAACTGAAGATTAACTTCATCATTATTAAATGAAGTTATAAGTTTGCAGTCCCAATACTCACTCGCACTATTCTCATCTATGGTTCTTGATAGTTCATAAACAGATTTCACAATACTATCATTATTCACCTCATCACTTACATCCAACTTAGCAATCGGATGAGGAAACACATAATCTACTTGCATAATATAATTCCTATTAAATTTTATCTATATTGTCATCATCTTCTTTAAGAACATTTGTTCTCACTCTTTTCATGTCAGGTGACAACGTACCGTCTAATCTTCTAACAACTCTGTATTGGTCTACGTTTAAAACTTCTTTGGTACCCATTAAAACACCATCTGCCCATCTTACAGAAATAGTCCAGTCATGAAAGTTTCTCACATGAACAACTGTTGCTAATGTTGTGTGCTTATGTTTATCACCAGGAAAGTATCCTTCTACAACATCACCTGGAAACAGTTTTGAATTTTTAGGATATTTTTTATTACCATACCACACATGAGTTATACTATCATCTTCATCTTCTTTATGAACAAACATAAGACCTTGTTTTGCTAGTTCTTCGTCTGAAGGTATCAACCCTTGCTTTCTCATTTCTTTTAAATTTTTTCTAGAGATTTCAGGAGGTGTGTTAGTCATATATGTTGTTGCAATATCACCGTACGATAGAGTGCCAACTTTACTGACAACATCATCTCTATCTATAATACCTAGTCTACTACCACCCTTAACATAAGTGATAGTGCCATCTGGATTAAGTTTTCTTTGAGTTTTATCATAATCCGCTGTTTGATATTTTGTTGGATCTTTTGCCATTGTTTCCTCTCAAATAAATATAGTAGTATTTATACGATAGTTGGTTTTATAAATACTTTCATAGTTATTTATAATCGGAGAATAAGCATGACTAGAAGATTTTCAGACATAAAAGATGATATCATCATAGAGCAAATTAAAGAACTTAATGAAGGTGTTTATGATCCAGGCATCTTCAAAGCATTCTTTCTAGCAGGTGGTCCTGGTTCTGGTAAATCTTATGTTCAGAAAAAGACTACTGGTGGTATGGGTCTGAAAGTTGTCAACTCTGATGACATATATGAAAAGATGCTCAAAGATGCTGGCATGGACACCACACCAGAAGATATCTATTCAGACAAGGGTCAAGAAATTCGTGGTAGAGCAAAAGCAACTACTAAGCGAATGCAGAGTAATTTCTTGATGGGTCGTCTTGGTGTTGTCATTGATGGTACCGGTAAAGACTTTGAAAAAATTCAAAGACAAGCGGCGGCACTAAAGCAACTTGGGTATGACACTTATATGATTTTTGTGAATACTTCAGAAGAAGTTGCACAACAAAGAAATCAAGAAAGAAAGAGAACACTACCTAGAGATGAGGTAACAAAGATGTGGAACGGTGTACAAAGAAACATCGGTGCATTTCAGCGTTTCTTCGGTACCAAAAACTTTATCATTCTAGACAACAACGGTCCTAATGACGATGTGTTAGATATGGTCTTTAAGAGAGTTCGTAAACTAGTTACTACACCAGTCAAGAACTATATTGCTAAACAGTGGATTGCTAACGAGTTAGAGAAGAAAAGAAGGAGATAAATCTCCCTCTATTATTTCTTATACCCATTTACTTCTGATACTAATCGCTTTTCTAATTCTGCTAAAGTGAACTGCTGTTCACGATATCGTAGTGGATTACCTGTATACAAGTCAATGGAAAAAAGTTTGTTTAGTAATTTAATCATTTCTCTTTCCTTTATTCAAGATTTTTCTTAGAGTGTTAATCGTTTGAGGATTCATCTTGGGTCCTTTCCTAGCATAACATTTTTTGCTTCTTCATGATATCCCATTCTTGAAAGTTCAGATGCCGCTCTTGCACGACCAACATTTTCGCCGAATGCCATAAAAGCAATGAATGCTCCAATCAAAGCAGTTCTTACTGATGCACAAAAAGTGCATGTGAATTTATATCCATAATCTAATACGCTGTCAACAGACATTTATCTTACTCCTTTGTGTGTGATGTAGTCATAATACTTGAGACAATCTTCATCTTCTAGATGCTCAGTATCTTGACGATATTCTGTTCTGATATACCGAACAATATCGTTCGGATTTGGGGTATCGAATAGTTTATTATATAACCATTTTAACATTTTTTTACCTACATTTGACGCACCAATTCAGTCCTCATCATCTCAGACAAGACATATATAATAGTGCAAAGTTATGAAAGCGTACAGTGTTGCACTGCACGATACTATATATACTTTGGTAGTGCTTAAAAGGTCAGTGTCACTGTATCTTTTTTTGCATAACAGTTGTGACAAATTAGCATAAGTGGAGCATGAATTGAAAGTCAGATTAATTAGTTTCTCTCAGACGCAACAAGGTGAACTTTTTGTAGGTAACGATGTACAAGAACTTGTCGCTTATTGCGCTAGAGTTTCAAACCCCTCAAATCAAAGCAATAAAGAAACATCGGCAAAACTGCTGAACTATCTCGCAAAGCATAAACACTGGTCACCTTTTGAGATGGTGTCTGCTTGTTTAGAGATTGAAACAACTAGAGACATTGCAAGACAGATTTTAAGACATCGGTCTTTCTCGTTTCAAGAGTTCTCTCAACGGTATGCAAATCCAGTAGAAGACTTAGAGTTTGAGTTGCGTGAAGCAAGATTGCAAGACAAGACAAACAGACAGAACAGTATGCCTACAGAAAATGTAGAACTACATCATGCTTGGATTGAAAAGCAACAAGCAGTTATCGATGCCGCTAGAGATGCATATCAATGGGCGATTGATAATGATATAGCAAAAGAGCAAGCAAGAGTTGTACTACCAGAAGGTAATACAATATCACGCATGTATATGAATGGTACTCTTCGCAGTTGGATGCACTACATTGAACTTCGTGGTGCAAACGGCACACAACTTGAGCATATGCAGATTGCTCATGAAGTTGCAAAAGTTATAGCAGAAGTTTTTCCATTAGCAAAGGATTTATAAAATGAATGTAAATGCATTATTTTCAACACCAGTTGGAGTTAAAGATATACCTATAGACACCAGTAAAATGTTAAAAACTTGTCTAGAGATAGAAAAAAATGATAATCGTGCTTATGATTCCTCTAAAGAAGAAGATAAAACAATATACACATCACATCCAGATGCAGATGCAGAACACTCTGGTTATATTTTAGAACATCCTGACTTCTCAATGCTAAAATCTGTAATCACTAGTGAAGTTAAAGTATTTACTCGTATGGTAGGTATAGAAAGTAGAGGACTTGAACTTAATAGAAGTTGGTTTACTATACAAAAGAAACACTCTACCATATCTCAACATAATCATAGACATGGAGTAATCAGCGGTGCTTTTTATGTTTATGCTGATGAAGATGCGGCACCTATTACATTTGCAAGTCCTCTCATGTCATACAAGATGAATGAACCTCGCAGTGGTGTATCAGGAACTGCAGATGTAAACTTTGCAGATGAGTATTTCAGTGTTGCCGCAAAAACAGGAAAACTAGTTCTGTTTCCGTCTTGGTTAGAACACTATGTAGGATACAATATTTCTGATTGTAGGATTGTAATTTCTTTTAATTTTTCTTAAAAAAAATCATAAACCGTTGATATACAACAAAACTTTTTTTCACTTTTCCCTTGACATTACGGTAAACATCTGATATATTATAAGAGTAAGATGAATTGAAAGAGAGGTTATGACTATGGCATATATTTCCCAAGAAACAAAAAAAGAACTTGCTCCTGCGATTAAAGCAGTTGCTAAAAAATACGGCATGAAAGTTACGATTGGTATTGACCATCACTCTTCTTTAGTTGTCAAAATCAAAGAAGGTGCGCTAGACTTGATTGGTGCCGCTAACAAGCATCATGAACTTGAGAATGAGAAGCGTGGTTTCAACTACTTCGGTGGTGTTGGTGATTACTTCGACATTAACCCTTATCATTCTGCTAATTGGTACAAGTCAGTTGGTGCTGATAAAGAAGCAAACTTCGTTGAAGAAATGATTGCCGCAATGAAAGGTACTAAGTGGTACGATAACAGCGATGCAATGACTGACTACTTCGACACTGCTTACTACTTGTCACTGAAAGTCGGTCAGTGGAACAAACCTTATATTCACACTGCTTAATTGGAGACTATATATTATGAATGTTAAAGTGAAAAATGTTATCGAAGCATTGTCAGCAATTGACAATCAAGATGATTTGAATGCGATTGCGAAAGCATGGAAAATGCAAATGAACTATATCGCTAATATGAACAAAGCAACAGTCAAAGTTGGTGACACCATAACTTGGACAAACAAAGGGTTTACCCGAGAGAGCATTGTTGAGAAAGTCAACCGCACAACTGTTGATGTTATAGACGCTGGTGCGACACCGTTCGGTCGTACCCGTACCCGAGTTCCACTTTCAATGGTGAATGCATAATGATTAGAGAAAAAAATTATAACCACATTGTTTTTGACCTGACGGGTCCTCAGGGTAATGCCTTCTTCTTGTTAGGTCAAGTAAAGTCGATTGGCGAGTATCGTGGGTTCTCTGCTACGAAAATAAATAACATCTGTGATGAGATGACTTCAGGCGATTATGAGAACTTAGTAAGTGTGTTTGACAATCACTTTGGTGACTATGTTATCTTGGAAAGGTAAAAGGTTTTAATTTAATCTGAAAAGGGTACACCCTATATAGTACTCGGCAACATGAATTTGAGAGTTGCCACGGTAATAGTAGCGGTAAAAGATATTTTTCATTCTTACCGTTATAAAGTATTGACAAGTGATGCTAGACTGTTCTATAGTAATCACTCTTATCACAGACGCACAGGAGACAATGATGCGCTATCTAAAGAAGAACGAAATGAATATGGATACACTTCCATCTTACAACTTCAAAGGTTTTGTGTATGCACCCTCTACTCATGCTGGCAAAATTTACCACACTGTCTATAAAGACTATCGGTATATCACCGACCTTGCTGGTCCCACAAATGCTGTATTTTCTAAGAAAGAATTCATTGATACAATACTTAAACGAAAAAAATATTAAAAAAAGTGAAAAAAGTACTTGACAAATCTGTATGCATTTGGTATAGTTATAATGTAAGTTGAATAGAAAAGAGAGAAAATTATGAAACAAGTGACTTCAGAACATATCAATGACTACCTCGACTTCATCATGGATGACTATGTTGAGTGGTGCGGTCAAGCGAATATCGGTTCGAAACAGATGAGCGAAACAAAGTGGGTCGCTGAAGAAGGTCGCAAGTATATCAAGATTGTTCATGAAAAGATGGGCGGTCAGCGGTCTGTTCATTCTTTCATTGTAAAAGAAGCGACAAAGAAGTTTGGTGTTGGTGATGTGCTTATGGCGGCATCATGGAAAGCACCTGCTACGAACTTTGCGAGAGCAACAGTGTTTGACACTGATAGTTTCGAAGGTCGTATTCGTTGGTCAGGAATTTGTTAAGGAGATATATTATGACACAAGTAGCAGTTATTCATTCAGCATTTGAAGAAACACCTCGCACTGTTGCGTTTGTTGAAGTTGGTGACCGTACTGTAGAAGATGCACTTGAGTTTGCATTTCGCTGGACACAAAATATTTTTGACAGTTGGTCACTGAAGCATCCTGAAGATGGTAACGATAGTGTTACAGTCATGGGTGATACAAAAGGTGGAACTATGGGTATTCGTTCTACTTCAGTTGGTGACCAGATGTTGATTGGCACTACTAAGTATGTCGTTTCACCTGTAGGATTTGAGGAGTTAGAATGACGTTAGATGAATTAGAATTGTATTTGGAAGAACTAGAAAGTCAAGTAGAACGCAAGATTGAGTGGACTTTGACTAATCACATTTCACTTGCTGATGCTAGACGTTACACTGGTTCTATGCAATTAACCATAAATGCACTGAAAGAAAAGGTAAAAGAACTCAAAATTATTGATACTTTTAACGAAGAAAGTGCTTGACAAACTAATTATTATATGGTAAAGTATACCTATAATGAGAAAGGAAATGTTATGAAAAAGATAATGTTGATTGCCGCCCTTGCGATGATGACTACGAATGCTACTGCTGGTGAGTGGAAACTCCCACAGAAGAGTGTTTGGAATGATAGCAATGTCGCACTTCAGTTTCCTGAAGAGTTGAACTACTTCTTGAAAGGTGGCATTGATTTGAACAATGTTCTTGGCGCAGTGATTGCGACAACGATTGACCCTAGAGGTTATCATGGTAGTGCTTACCCTAACGGTAAGAGACCAAAACTAAACTATAAACTCGGTAATATGGGAACTGGTAAATGTTATGCCGATCCAAAAGGCAATGGTATCTACTGCCCTTAATTGCAGTGATGCTATCTGGTTGTGTTTCGACACCTGAACTAGTTGTAGAATTATATCAAAGTTGTAAGTATCGTAACGACTGCATAGGTGATAGAATACAAGACTGGTGGAAAGAACATAGAGGTTGATATGGACGCACCATGTGATTATGATAATGAAGTTGTATCTAACTGGCAACATACTATTGAACAAGTTGTCAATGTAGATAGAAAAGTTTTTCCTTATATAGATGACACTCGTAAATGCGTCATGAAGTTTGATGTTACAATTGATGGTGTAGAACATTACACTTCTGGTTCATATGTGTTCGGTCCTGATATGACAGAGAACGATGCTTGCGACCAAGCAATGATAAAAGGTAAGAAAGAAATTATTCAACAAGTATCACCTGAAGTTCTTACAGCAAAGACAAACATGACTTGCAAAACTAAGACAGTTGAAGAACCAGTAGTGGCACAGTCTGACACATTACCAGCACATACACCAGCACCACAACCTGAAGTGAAGATTGTAGAAAGAGTAATAGTTCAAGAACCACAGACTGTAATACGCTTTGTCCCAAGCAGTGGCAATAGTGGGTACATACAAACGAATCCAGTTGACAAAGCGATATCAAGTGTAGTAGATTTAATATTAGGTAATAACAGTTACTAGGAGTGATTATGAAATATGTGATTGGTTTTCTTTTGGGTGCAGTTGTGATTTACAACTATCCCGAATTGTGGACGAACTTTGACCCTATAGGTTGGTTCGTTGATAGTGGTCTTCGTGACCAGACTGTTGATATTCTAGAAGGAGCGAAATAGTGAAACAGTATTTTATGATGGGTACCGCATGTCTTGCACTTGCGGCATGTAGTTCTAATGATGTGAAAGTTGCAAGCAATGCACCTCCTGGTACAGTTGATGTAGCATCGTATGAGTACAAGGCACAAGTTGTACAAGATAATGTTAGTGTGATTCCTGATTGGTTTACAGAGATGCCAGAGAGCGACAAAGCAATCTATGCAGTTGGCACTACAGCATCACCAGACTTGCAGTTGTCTTTTGACATGGCAGTTCTGAATGCTAAGACTACTCTTGCTGACCGCATCAATGGTCGTGTTCGTAGTCAGACTAAATCATTTATTTCAAAGATTGGTTCTGATGAAACTGATACTGCTGTACTCTCGGAGATTGAAAAGACTACTAGCAATCTAATCGCTGATGTTGATGTTGCTGGTTACAAAGTTGCTGAAAGTAAAGTTGTATCTGCTGGCACACAGTATCGTGTCTATGTACTACTTGAGTATTCTGATTTGCAAGCACAGAAAATTTTATTAAACCGCTTGCGTAAAGACCGTATCTTGCTTTCAAAGATTTCTGCTACGAATGCATACAAAGAACTTGATGCCGCAGTAGAAAAACAAAATGAGCAAGATGCAATTGAAAACAAAACCATAACGGAGATATTGACACAATGAGTAATCAAAGACCCGGCAAGTTGCAACGTAAAGCAATGTTCGATGATGGTGGTTCTATGTTACGCCAAGTAATCAACTTCGCTAAAGAAGCAGAAAGACTTCTTGAAGAAAAAGGTGAAGAAGATGCGGCATTCTATTTCGGTCAGTTGAAAGACTGGTTGGTAGAGAATCCAGGTAAGGCATTCAAAGAACCTACACATCGTATTCTAGGAATATAGTATGCAACATAAAGTTTCTGAATTGTGCGACAAGGTGAATATCATTTATGAGAAATCTATGAACCTGCGTAGAATGAAGTACGACACGCCTAAAGAACAGCGTGACGAAGCGCAGATACAATTTCTGATTGATGACATTCAACATCTGTGTCGAATGATTGGTGCTGATACAAGTAAGTATCAGAAGTGATAAGTTACTGCCCGTAGTTCAGTTGGATTAGAACAACGGTCTTCTAAACCGTAGGTCGCAGGTTCGAATCCTGCCGGGCAGGCCAATCACAAGGAGAATATATGAGTAATTTACGAGAAGCGATTAGGTCATGTCGCAAAGCACTAGATGAATTAGATAAAGCACTTGAGTATGAACAGAGTGGTATGTATGAAGATGACGATGGATGTTTGCGTTGGACAGATACAGACCAACCTGTAGAAAGTCAATTGTGGAATGATATATAGAACAATATGATTGAAGATAAAGTTTATGAAACCAGTCTGAACTGGTTGCAAAAATATATCGATGAAAACTGTATTGTTCGTGGACGATACATGAAAGGTAAAGTACCAGGTACGAATTATACTTGGTGCTTTTATCTTCGTAAAGGTCTATACAATCCAGAGTTTAATAAACATCTAGCAGTCTGCTTTCTCTATAAGATAAAAAAAGAAGTTGGTCACTTTGACTTTCAGTTGTCTGGACTTGAGACTGCGGCAACACCTAT